GAAGTTGCCGTGGAAAGGGCAAAAGATAATAAAATCATTATCAAGATCTCTTTCAATATCTATGCCACTTCCGAAGAGAACTCTCTTGACCTGCTCTTCAGAATAGGAACCACCACTGTTCCGTCTATTCCTGCTATCCATTCTACTTTCTTCTTTCCTACAAATATTCCGTATATCGATAATTCAAACTCAAAGTATTCTTTCTCTTTATTATACTCTATTGTGAAGTCTGGGTCAATGTCTAATCTAGGAACATACCCAGAAATTTTCATTTGACTTTTCAATAGATTTATGTATTCATCCTTAAGCCTAACAATAACAGAATCGCTATGGATATTTCCATTTAAATTAAATATCTTAAGAGGCCTATGATGTATAGTTATCATACATATATTATAACTAGATATCTTCAATATCTTTGTATTTGAACCATCCCCTGTTGAAATCTACCTGGATAAAGAAATCAGTCATCATACCATTACGGTTCTTTCTCCAAGCAACTTCCATAACATCGCTATTAGTTCCACGACCCATTGCAATTACCCAGTCAGCATCATATGCGATCTGGCGTGACCATGCGGTCTGTCCTAGCGTTGGAACAGTATCTAGCTTTGTAACATCGTCTGGTGTAGCAGACGAAATAGCAATGATTGGAACTTCTTCTGCAATAGCCATAAGCTTAAGCTCACGAGATAGATTCTTCATTCGGACTGTCTCGTTGTCTGACTTCTGATTAGGACTCATAAGCTGCAAATAGTCAACCACAACAAAGTCTGGCTTATATTGGTCGATTTTTCCACGAAGAACTGAAGGAGTAATCTCTCCACCCATATCATTAGAAATAATGTGGAATGGAGGCTTACCATCAATATTCTCTTTATGCCAAGCCTTCAGGTCATCAAGATCTACATCTCCAGCACTAAGCTTACGGTGTGTCCACAAGCCCTCGCCCATAATTGTATAAACACGATTACGAACTTCTGTTTCGCTCATCTCAAGGCTGATAACAAGAGGAGATTTACCCTGCTTCCAAGACTGTACAGCAAAATAAAGACTTAGCCAAGACTTGCCAATACCAGGATATGCAAGGAACACGCCAAGCTGACCAGGCATGATACCGCTTGGTAGAAAATCATCAAAGCCAGACAGACCAGTCTTGATTCCAATAGCACCAAGCTCTTGTCTCTTCTTTACGTCTTCAAAAAATGCAATAGCTGAGTCAATATCTGTTGCATCAATATCACGAATAGCTGCAGTGTTCTTCTTAAGCTCTGAAGTTTTATTGATAATGTCTTCAAGGACTGCTGTGCCATCGCCACTCTGAATGTCAGTTGCAGTGGATCTAATAATCTCTTTTAGGCTATTGTTTAGATATTCACGCTGCAACTCTTCAAGGTGATGCTTGGTAGCACCAACACCATCTACCAGCTGAAAATCACGAAACTTATCGACAACAAGTTCTACTGGTGGGACTGATGCGTTTTGCTCTGAATAATTACGAATAAACTCCCAAATGTCTTTGTGGGTATGCAGCAAGTTTTCAACGTTTGCCTGTAGCAAAACATGAACCTGCTTATCTTTTAATACTGCTGAAATGACCTTTGCTTCTGTATCATTCATTTACCCACTCCTTTGCTTTCCTACGCATCTGTGCTCTCTCAATTTTATCCTGCTCAACTCTTTTCCTAGCATCCAACACCTTATCTGCATAATTTGCAAAGAATTTCCATGTTGGTGTTTGTGATGCATCAAAGTAATACTGTAGCAAGTCATAGCATTCTTGCATTCCATATGACTCTATTAGGCAATCTGCTGCCCACTGTTCAGTGTTGATATTTAACGATGGCCGTTCGCCATAGCGTTCATTATGAAGCTTGCTGTATCTACTTAGAAGGGCCATGCGCAACTTACGCTCAGCCATTACTCAGAAACTTCTGCTTTTGCTTCTTGTAACTTCTTGCCAAGCTGGTCTTCGACGAATGCGTACACTCGATCAAATCCTTCTTGTACATGCTCTCCATCACGGAGCTGATCTTCGATACCGATATCGATACGTAGCGACTGGAAGTTACCAAGATTCATTGTGTAACCAAGAGTCACATTTACTTTTGTTTGTGAGTTTTCCATCTCATACCCTTTCTATAGTGTTTCACTCCACATTGGAATGAACTTTCCGTCTTCTGTTTTGGTATATGTAAGTATACCATTTCCCATCCTGCGATTCAACTCCTGAATTGTAGGAACCGAATTGTTTGTAATCAAACCATCTTTTCTTTTTCTACCCATGGTCTGTGATGCAAGTATATCACGGATCTCACGAATTTGCGACTCCGAATAATATGCTCTTACTTGCCATTCACGCTTGCCGTCTTTTTGTGCACCAGTGGGGTAAGGAATTATGCCACGTTTCATCAGCGTTGGCAAATACTTTTTATGCCTATTAACAAGTATTGCTGTTTCTCTAACAGTGTATGCACGTTCTCTATTTTTTTTAAAATCAGAAAGAAGACAGCTTTCTATTCTATCTTTAATTATATTATAAAGAGAAATAATTCCACCAGCACGATTAAGGTGGTACACTCTTACGAGATCACCATTAAGAAACCACACCCTTTTGCTTCCAGGAATGACTGGAGCATTATTATAAGCC